TACATCTCTAATAATACCATGAGTGAAAAAGTCTTGCTGATCCGTAACAGAAGAAATTTCGGTAGCAGTCGTCGCTATTGTTATTAAAGACTGATTCGCCTGTAATAATAATCTTGCAGAAATTGCCATAGGAGAAAAGCCTATAGTTATTGCATTTTTAATTGCATTCCGTACAGTTCCGGTCTCTTCTCCTAATACTTCGTCTATACTATCTTCCAAATCATAATCCTGATAATTTCTTCCTGGCTCTGCTTGTATGCCAACTATTTTATATTGTTTTTTGGAATCGGTAGTTCCTGGTGAAGAAACTAACTTTGTTACTAATGTTATAGATGCATCCACACCGGTGTCTGACAATATTGGGATTGTTGGATTGTTTTTATTTATTACGGTGCTAGACAAAGCATTTGTGTCGATTCTTTTATATAATAAACTACCTTTAAAATAATCTAAAGAATTACCAGTTTTTGGTACGGGTATGTGTAAATTTCCACTCAATACAACAGAGTCTTGTGCTTGAACTGAAAATAAGAATAAAAATTCGTATTCTCCATACTTCTGTATACCAAACGTATGTGTTGGCGGATCATTTGTACTTGGAGAAATGATACCATCGTGCGATACTGTGTTATTTCCATTGTTACTAATTACAAGATATACATTA